GAGAAGAAGACACAAGGTCGAATGATTAACTTCACCGCCATTGGTTCTACTATTGTGCCTTTGCAGCCTCTTGGTTACAACTATGTTGGCGGTAAACTTCTCGCCTTGCTCTGCCTGTCTGATGAAGTCCAATATCAGTGGAAGAGACAATATGGTGATGTGCTTGTTGGTGTGACTACTACTTCTCTCTATGGTAAAAACAAGATGGGCGGTCTTTCACAGTATGATAATCTGAAACATTGGAAGAAGATGGGTTTTTCTTCTGGCTCTGTGTCATATGAAACCACAAAGCCTACTGTTACCGCTATTCGTGATTGGTTGAAGAAGAACCATACGCGAAAGTATTTTGAATGGTATCATGCTAAGAAGCAATCGGGTCAGCCATACAAGCGTGATCATAAGAACCGCTCTTACACCTTCACCTATTCAAAACTTGATATTCCCAAAGAGTTGATCCGTTCTGAACACCAGCGCGGTATCTATTTCTCACCTCTCTATAACAATACCAATGATTTCCTTCGTGGTGAGATTGGTGAAGAATTGTTGGTCAAGTCCTTTGATACCTCCTATGAGGCGCTTGCCACCTTGTGGAAAGACAAGTATGCTTCCAAGCGTATTCGTTCTCTAAAGGAACAGAACCGCGTCTCAACGGAAACTTTGTTCTATGATGACCTCATTTACATGGGCTGGGAACAGACCAAAGAAAAATATCTACCTCAAGTCGGTAGATAAGAATGTAACAAGTTCTGTTACGCACCTGGCGCATACCAGCTATGCAAAAATAGTGGTTGTCAGGTGCGCCATATCCTCCTATAATGGTTTCAAATGATCAAGCGAGGATCTTATGTCTCAATCTAAATCTCTTCTGGCTAAATTGCTGGCTACGGAAAATATCTCAATTCAGCGGGACGCCTCGGCGGAAACCGCTGCTTTTGATATTAAGTCCCGTGTGCTTATCCTTCCTGTGTGGAAAAATATCTCCGAAGACCTCGAAGATATGTTGGTTGTCCATGAAGTTGGCCATGCTCTTGATACTCCGGCTGATGGCTGGATGGACGGCATGAAGCGTATTGCTCAAAAAATTTGTGGTAATACGGACGATAACACTATGTCGGCTGTCAAAGGCTTTCTCAATGTCATTGAAGATGCCCGTATTGATAAGCGTCAGAAACGCCGTTATCCTGGTTCGCGCCGTAATTACCTGATCGGCTACAAAGAATTGATCGACCGTGACTTCTTCGGCACGGCGAACCGTGAAGTCAATTCTTTCTCTTTCATCGACCGCGTGAACATGTATTTCAAGGGCGGCTTCAATGCAGGCATCAAGTTTTCGTCAGATGAAATGCCTTTCGTCAAGCGCATTGAAAATGCTGAAACCTTTGCTGAGGTTGTTGAAATTACCGAAGCTGTCTTTGAATATGCAAAGAGCAAAGGTGAAGATCAAAGCCAGAATATGGATAGTCTGAAAATTGGTCAATCTTCTGATGAAGGTGACGAAGAGGATGTTTTCGATTGGCTGGATTCGGATGAAGATGAAGACGAGGATTTCGATGATGAAGACCTCGACGCCAATGATACTTCTTCATCTTTGCGCGGCGAAGGTGACATTGAAGCTGAAACTGATCAGAAGCCTAAAAACTCTCAGTCTGGTTCGTCTAATGAAGGCGAATATGTTCCTGAGTCTGAGACTGACAAGGCTTGGCAGAAAAAGATATCCGAAATTTTGGCCAATGACAAGACCAAATATAACTATGTTACTGTGCCGAAGGTCAACATCAACAACATTCTGAGCGATTATAAAGAGTTTCTTGCTGATAACAAGAAGGCTTATTTTTCAGAAAAAGGCTTCAATGATCCAAATCACTGGCTCAATGCCGTTCGTCAGGACATGGTGAAATATCGCAACGAAGATAATGCGACCATCTCTTTCATGGTGAAAGAGTTTGAAATGAAGAAGTCTGCGGACATCTTCTCTCGCATTTCGATTGCTAAGACTGGTGTGATTGATACGAATAAGATTTATTCTTACAAGTATAATGAAGACATCTTCCGTCGTCAGTCAATCATTCCTGAAGGCAAGAACCACGGCTTCGTTATGGTTCTTGATTGGTCTGGTTCTATGCAGGGTAACATCCGTGAAACGGTTAAGCAACTGATCAGCCTGACCTCGTTTTGCAAACGGACTCAAATCCCCTTTGAAGTGTATATTTTCCGTGATCGTAGCTCGACAGAATGGGATAAGCGTGGTGTATGTTTTGATAGCAGCCAAGACGGCCAAATCAAATTTGAAAACTTCACCATGCGAAATGTCCTTTCATCTCGCATGAAGGCGAATGAATTGATCGAAGCTTATACCATGCTTTGGGCCATGGCTCGGTCAAATACTCGTTGTGATGCTATGGGTGGCACGCCGCTCAATCAGGCTATCGTGGCCACCGAAGAAATCGTGAAGCGTTTCAAGGCCTCTAGCAAGGCCCAGATCGTGAATGTGATCTTCTTGACCGATGGTGAATCCAATCAGATCAGTGGTGTCACTGGTATGCAGATCACCAAGTATAGCGATTATTTCGCAAAGACTGTGAACAAGTATATCTTGCAAGACAAAGAAACTGGTAAAGAATACCACTTCAATGCTGACACGATGTATGGTGAAGAAGTCACCGTCAATCTCTTGAAGCGTCTGAAGGATCGTACAGGTGTGAACCTGATTGGTTTCTACCTTTACGATTACAGTAGTTGGAATCGTGTTCAGAGCCAGTTCTATGGATATATGGTCGATCAGAAGTTTGCGGAAACCATGCGTAAATTCTGGAGTGATAACAAGTTTATTCCTGTCCAGTCTCGTGGCTATGATGACTACTATATCATCAATACCTCAGCCATGAAAGATACGGAAAACAACTTGACGGTCGATTCCAACATGACCAAGGCAAAGATTGCTAAGGAATTCATGAAGTTTTCCAACAAAAAGTCTGTAAACCGCATCCTTTTGAAGCGGTTCATCGACAAGGTGGCTTGACAAAGCCACCTACACCGTCTATAATCCATCCATAAATTGATGATGAAACAAGGAAGTGATCAAAATGCCTAAGACCGTTGATCGTATGCAGTTCCTCTCGGCTGTTCAGGACAAGTATGATAACATTCAGACTATCACCCGCCAACAGGTCAAGTCCGTTTGTGCCGAATATGCTCTGGATTATCCTAACTGGCTTGTGAATGATGTTAAGCGCCGTGTCGACCGCGGTGTCTATGCTCTGTATGATCAGATCGTTTCTTCTCCCGTTCCTACTCCTGTTTCTGTTTCAACTCCTGATACCGCCGTGGCTATGGCTGTCGCGGCTGTCCAACTTAATACGGCTGCTCCTGTGGATCTTGTTCCTGAAAAGGCGAAGGGTTATGTTCCCTTCGGTAACTTCAATGATGTTCGCCAGATTATCAAGTCTGGCAAATATTATCCTATGTATATCACTGGTCTGTCTGGTAACGGTAAGACTATGATGATCGAACAGGTTTGCGCTCAAGAAAAGCGTGAAATGGTTCGTGTCAATATCACCATCGAAACCGATGAAGATGACCTGATCGGTGGTTTCCGCCTGATCGATGGTCGCACCGTCTGGCAGAATGGCCCTGTCGTTGTTGCGATGGAGCGTGGTGCTGTCCTGCTCCTTGACGAAGTTGATCTTGGTTCTAATAAGATGATGTGCTTGCAGCCTGTTCTTGAAGGCAAGCCTGTCTATCTCAAGAAGATCAACAAGGTGATCACTCCTCAGCCTGGTTTCAATATCATTGCAACCGCGAATACCAAGGGTAAAGGCTCTGAAGATGGCCGCTTCATTGGCACCAATGTGATGAACGAAGCCTTTCTTGAGCGTTTCTCTATCACGATGGAACAGGAATATCCTTCTGCTAAGGTCGAACAGAAGATCCTGAACAATGTTCTTGGTGCTTCTGGTATTGCTGATCCTGCTTTTACTGATAAGCTGGTGCAGTGGGCGGATGTTATTCGTAAGTCCTTCTATGAAGGTGCCGTGTCTGAAATCATCTCGACCCGTCGTCTCGTCCACATTTGCGAAGCCTTCGCCATCTTCGGTCAGAACCGCGAAAAGGCTATTCAGCTTTGTCTGAACCGCTTCGATGTTGACACCAAGAACTCATTCCTCGATCTTTACAAGAAGCTCGATGAAACGATCAATCCTGTTCCCGAAGGCACTGCTACCGCGCAGGCTCCTTCTGATGCAGAGATTGCCTTTTAAATAAAATTACTCTATACTCCATCAAGGTGTTCCAGCCACGCACCTTGATGGAGTTTTATTCAGTGGCTTTTTATTATGGAGAAAATAGTATGTCTCAGCTTTCTAAGGTCGCAAAGCATCTTCGTCGTCATTCAACTGGTGCTGGCATTTCTGCCAAGAAGCTCGCCAATCTCGCCCATGTTCCTGTTGAATCCGTTTACAAGCGCATCTATGACCTTCGCGTTCTCGAAGGCAAGACCATTTACAGCAACTACCGCACTGTAAAGGGCCAGCGCAAGATGTTCTATCGCATTGCTGCCTAAGTTTTTATAACAAAACTCAAAGAAGGGTGCTATATATCTGTAGCACCCTTTTCTATTATGGAGCAAAATGATGGATCTAACAATTAATATAAGTGATTTGAGAAAGAACAAGCTATTCATCGCCACACCAATGTATGGTGGTCAATGCAGCGGTCTTTACATGAAGGCCTGTCTTGATCTTCAAGGTTTATGCGCTCAGTATGGTATCGAAGCCAGATTTTCTTTTCTGTTCAATGAAAGCCTGATTACGAGAGCGCGCAATTACCTTGCAGATGAATTTATGCGTTCTGATTACACACACCTACTCTTCATCGACTCTGACATCCATTTCAATCCTCAAGATGTTTTCGCACTCCTTGCTATTGATAAAGATATTATCGGTGCTCCTTATCCGAAGAAGTCTATCAACTGGCGCGGTGTTTTTGCCGCTTCGAAGCGAGTGATTGAAGATCCAAAGATTGATGCTGATAAGTTTGAACCAGGTGAACTTGAAGGTGTAACAGGTGATTATGTTTTCAATCCTGTTCCTGGTACCAAGAACTTCAAGGTCACAGAACCTCTAGAGGTTATGGAGATCGGTACTGGCTTCATGATGGTCAAGCGTGGCGTCTTTGACAAGTTTAAAGAAGAATATCCACACTTGAACTATAAGCCTGACCATATGGGTCAGCAGAACTTTGATGGCAGCAGATATATCCATGCCTTCTTTGACACTGTTATTGATCCTGAAAGCCATCGCTATCTGTCAGAAGATTATATGTTCTGTCAATACTGGCGTGCTATTGGCGGTCAGGTTTGGTTGTGCCCATGGATGAGAACTCAGCATATTGGCACATATGCTTTCAACGGCGACATGCCTAAGATTGCGGCTCTAACTGGAAATCTCTAATGATTATTGGTCTTGTTGGCTTTGCTGGTTCCGGTAAAGGGACAGTAGGTGATATACTTGTTGAGACTTATTACTACACCAAGTTATCATTTGCAGATGCCGTCAAGGATGCAACCTCGACCATTTTCGGATGGCCGAGGAATCTTCTTGAAGGTGATACTGATGCCTCTAGAAAATTTCGTGAGGAGAAAGACGATTTCTGGAGTGTGCGGTTTGGCTATGATGTGACGCCCCGACACATGCTCCAGCTGATGGGAACAGAGGCAGGTCGTGATGTGTTTCATCAAGACCTTTGGGTGCATACTGTCGAACGCCGTATCAAATACAAGCAAGAATGGGAATTTGAAGATAGTTTCGTGATTCCTGATGTTCGGTTTCCAAATGAGATCGAAGCCATTCGCAAGATGGGTGGTATTGTAGTCCGTGTTGTTCGTGGTGATGAACCTGAATGGTTTGATCTTGCTCATGCAGCTAATAGTGATACCTTTACTCATGCACCTGAAGCGCACGAAAAGATGCAACATTTAGGTATTCACTATTCTGAATGGGCATGGATTGGTCAAGAATTTGATGCAATCATTGACAACAATGCCGATATTAATAAATTAGCAGAGTGTGTCAAACTGCTATTGCAAACCTATGAAAATCGTGATAAGATTGAAAATCTCTAATGAAAGAGGAGTATATTATGAAGCTTAATGAGAATACACTTACCGTCTTGAAGAACTTTGCCTCTATCAACAGCGGGCTTGTCATTCGTAAGGGTAAGATTCAAAGGACAATTTCACCTGATGAGACTGTTCTTGCCGAAGCCTCGCTTGAAGATGACTTCCCCGAAATCTTCGGTATCTATGAACTTACCAATTTCCTTGGTAATGTGACTACACTTTCTAATCCTGATATGAGCTTTAGTGATAAGAGTGTGGTTCTCAAGGATGGTGACCTTGAGTTGAACTATTTTTCCTGTTCTACAAACTTAATCACTTCTCCGCCTGAAGGCAAGGAGCTTGTGATGAGTGATCCTACTGCAACCTTCACTATCACCAATTCGAACTTGCAGAAGATCCTGCGTCTTTCGGCTATGAATGAGCTTACGCATCTTTCTATCATTGGTAAAGATGGTAAGATTTCGCTTCGTGCTAATGAGTTGAAGAACGATACCTCAAACTCAGTTTCTATTGAAGTTGGTGAGTATAAGGGTGATGACTTCAAGGCTTCTTTGAAGGTCGATAACATCAAGGTTATTCCTGATGATTATACCGTACATATCAAGGTTGGTCGTTTCACCTACTGGGTCAACAAGAATAACACGCTGAAGTATTTCATCGCTTTTGAAAAGGACAAGAAGTAATGTCTGTTATTGGTCATAACAAGCCTTTCGTTTCACCTAACTCACTCTCTAATGATGAGAAGAAGAAGCTTCGTGATTGTATCCATGCTCTTAATGATTCCATGACCCGTGTGGCTGGTGAGCGTGATTTGCAGAAGGAAGCCATCAATGAAATCTTTGATGAGCTTGGTATAGATAAGAAGTTGGTTCGCAAGATGGCTAAGGCTTATTTCAATGCGAACTATAACTCAATCGTTGAGGAAGAGCAAAACTTCCAGGACTTCTACGACACGATCATCAAAGGATCGTAATGAACGGCAATCTAGATAAAATGAAAGAACTCATGAAGCCTATTGACAGGCAGATCATGATGTGCGATGATAGAAATGATCTATTCTTGCTTGCATCGGCTATGATGATTACTTCCAAGAATATCTTCAAGAACTTTCTCGGTAAAGAAGGTGTTCTTGAAATTCTAGATAAGCTGAAAAGGGATCTTGATAATGAGTGACGAATTTCTTTGGGTCGAAAAGTATCGACCCAAGACTGTATCTGATTGTATCCTTCCTGATCGTATCAAGAAGGTCTTTCAGAGTTATGTAGATAATGCTTCTATCCCAAACCTGATGCTCACTGGCTCGGCTGGCGTTGGTAAAACCACGATAGCCAAAGCCATGTGTGAACAGCTAGGCATTAACTACATGTTTATCAACTCGTCAGAGGAACGAGGCATCGGTGTTCTTCGTGGTAAGATCATGAACTATGCCTCTACTATTTCTCTGGCGGGTGGTCGTAAGGTGATTATCCTTGACGAGGCTGATTATCTTACACCCGATATGCAGGCCGCTTTGAGAGGTGCAATCGAAGAGTTTTCTGAGAATTGTTCTTTCATCTTTACCTGTAACTTCAAGAGCCGTCTTATTGAGGCTCTACACTCTCGCTGTTCTGTTATTGACTTCAGGCTTGCACCAGATGAAAAGCCTAGGATGGCAGCACAGCTATTTTCCAAGTTGTCAATCATTCTCAACAAAGAAAGTATCGAATATGATAAGCAGGTTCTTATCAAGATTATCGAAAAGTTTTTCCCAGATTATCGCCGCACACTCAATGAGCTTCAGCGGTATTCCTCTACTGGCTCTATTGATGCTGGTACTCTGGCTCAGATTTCAGACATAAGAAATGTGGCTGAGCTGGCTGGCTATTTGAAAGCTGGTAGCTTTTCTGATATGAGGAAGTGGGTCGTCACAAACTCTGATGTTGAACCTGCAAGGATCTATCGTAAGATTTATGATAGCCTCTACGAATACTTCAAGCCTGAATCCATCCCTCAGGCTGTGGTAATCCTTGCAAAGTATCAGTATCAGTCCGCTTTTGTGGCTGATCATGAAATTAACCTTGTTGCTTGCCTAACTGAAATGATGGTAGATTGCGAATATGTCTAAATCGAAATATCTTGACACTACAGGTCTCAATGAGATCATGCAAATGTCAAAGGTAGTGAAAGATATTCGTAATGAGATGTATAAGAAATATAAGATTGATCTATTAGATAATGATACGATCAGTCTATCGACTTTCGCTTCGATCATCCAGAAATTTGACCAAAGCTATAACTGCAACTTTGCCAGGAATGGTGAAGATGGTCAAACTATGCTGGATAATCGGAGTGTAAAAATTGAGACCAAAACCGTAAAAATGAATGTTTCAAAAAAAGGTAAATATGGTAAATCAGCTTTTGCCTTTCATGCCAAAGGTATTCTTGATAATGAAGCCTACACATTTAATATCTGGGATAAAGATACACTACAACCCATTCGATGCTACTATGTGGTTGATGCGGAAAATGTAAAAATCATCAATCGAATATTGAAAAAACTTTCTGAAGAATGGCATGAAAAACCAACGACAAAAGCTGGTTATGATGTGATACATCTTAAAGAAGATGTATTGATTTCTCTGGCTAAATCTGCTACTATGATAGACAACTGTAAGGTGTATCTGCTATGACCGACCTATTCAAAGATGTTATACCATCAATTCTTCAAACCAAGAAGAATGTGATTGAAGATGAGAAAGATTATGTACCTTTTGTTGTGAACAAGGCACTTTCTTTTCATAAAGACTGTGTTCTTTTCGCTAACGAAATGAACCTGCGACCCAATACCGACGGCCTCCTTCAATACCACTATTTGCTAAATAGTATACGGGGCTATAAACGCCCTTTCCAGAAATGGCAGAAAAAAGAGAAGATCGAAAATATAGAGCTTATCAAAGAGTTCTATCGCTGCTCTAATGAAAAGGCTGAGGTTTTTTTGTCACTTCTATCGGATGAACAGATAAATGTAATAAAAAGAAAATTAGATAAAGGTGGCTTGAATGGTAAATCTAGACGAACTGGTAGAGGTGACGCTAACGGAACCTGATGACTTTTTAAAGATTAGAGAAACCCTGTCTCGCATAGGTGTGGCTTCAAAGAAAGACAAGACGCTATATCAGTCTTGTCACATCCTCCATAAGAGAGGTAAGTATTATGTGGTTCATTTCAAACAATTATTCCTTTTAGATGGTAAGAAATCAGACTTCTCAGATGAAGATAGAGGTCGACTAAACACCATCGCAAATCTCCTAGAAGAATGGAATCTACTCAAGCTGGTAGATGAAGATAAAAGCCAGGATCCTATAGCACCTCTTAGCCATATCAAGATAATCCCATTCAAAGAAAAAGATGAATGGAACTTGGTAACTAAATATAATATAGGCAAAAAACGAAGAGAAGACTAAGATGAGTTCAAATACAACATTCATGCTTTATGCTCAGAAGATGGGTGGATCCAATGCCAACACTTATGTTGGTCGAACAGGCGAAATCTTCTATGATACTGACGGTAACAGCCCTATAAGGCTTTCAGACGGTCATACACCTGGTGGTATACCTTTTGGTATTGTTTCTATTAGACAATCTTTTAATCCTCAGTTTACAGCTAATGGTGCAACAGTACCTGGTATTGTTGCAACCGGTTCTTATGTTAAACAGGGGCTTATCACACATGTTAGATTCAATGTCGATTTTGCTAATTGTAATTCAGCCTCTTTCAATGTTGGTGGGCAGTATCAAGTCGTCTTACCTTTTCCATCACCCGCAACAATCACACTTCGCGGTGGAACTCTACATCAGACAAACGGCGATTCGAAATATCACATTGCAGGAATTACTGACACAGCAATTTCAAATACGGTAATGAAATTATACTATACAGGTAGCACAACAGACTTGGCATGGAAGAACACAACACCAGTAGGTGCAACTTCAAATACATCTCACTTCGATATTTCTGGTGCATACGAGACAAACACTATCTTCGGATAACTAAACTATGGAGCTATATTATGACACAGTTGAAAATTTTTAAGACGCATACAGATGTAGTTCTTCCTACATTTGGAACAGAACAATCCGCCTGCTTTGATATAGCTTTTCAGCATCATGGTAAGGGTTCATATTCTGGATATAACAGCTTCAATGCACCGTTCACTAGAGAACTATTAATTCTAACAGGTCAGATGGTGTTGATGCCAGGTGACCGTATTATGGTACCAACAGGTCTCATCTTTGATATTCCTGAAGGTTACTCACTTCGCATCCACCCTCGTTCAGGTCTTTCATATAAGCAAGGTCTTGTTCTGGCCAATATGGAAGCTGTAATCGACTCAGACTATTTCCAAGAAACTTTTGTTTTGCTTACCAATCATTCTGATAATTCTATCTATATCTCAAACGGTGACCGTATCGCACAGGCTGAATTGGTGCAACAGTTGAAGTATGAGATTGTAGAAACTAAAGAACAACCAACTCAAAAGACTGACCGAGTCGGCGGGCTTGGCTCAACAGGGGTTAAGAAGAAGAAAAATGCCAGCAGCACATAGAGATGGTGATGGTAGAGTTTGTGGTGCAACCACCGTTGTTAGTGGTCAGAGTAATGTATATGTAAACGGTCAGCTTTGGGCTGTAGAGGGTGATGGTAACAGCCACGGCGGTGGTGCCCTCTCTGCCAGCGGATCCACAATAATGATAAACGGTAAAAAAATAATCGTAAATGCGCCAGATAGTGCATCAGCCGATTCCCTTTGCCCAATACCACCTCATTGTGGACCTTCTACATCAGCCGGCAGCGGTGATGTTTCAGCCTATTGACACCATCTGAATTTGGTGATATAAATAGAGGTGCCTCGCCAAATGGGAGGTAAATCAAACTAACTTGCTTAAACAGGAGTTAAAAACATGACAATCAATAAAATCCCTTATTTCGATCCTTTCAGCTTCCCAGATATCTCTAAGTCTGCTATTGGCTTTGATGATGTTTTCAAGAAGCTAAACCAAATCACAGAAAACCTTCCTAAAGTTCCAACTTATCCTCCTTACAATATCCGTAAAATCGATGATACTAAGTATGTGATCGAGGTTGCTGTCGCTGGCTTCGGTAGTCAGGATATCGAAGTTGAGATTGATGAAGGTACCCTTACAATTAAGGGTAGCACAAATGCCTCTACATATCCTGCGACAGAATATCTGTTCAAGGGTATTGCTGACAGGGCATTTACACGCAAGTTCTCTCTTGCCGACACCGTTGTTGTTAAGAATGCCGACCTTATGAATGGTATGCTAAAGATCATGCTTGAGCGTCTTATCCCAGAAGAAAAGAAGCCCAAGAAGGTAAAGATCAATGAAGGTGAGAAGTCTGAAAAGCAATTCTTGAAAGACTAATCATGATGGAATTTCTAAACGCCATAAATGAGAAAGTCAAAGAGTTTAAACTTCAGAGACAGGCTGAACAAGAATTATTCCAGCTTACTGATAGAGAGCTTCAAGACTTAGGCATTAATCGTTATGACATTTACCGTGTTGTATATAAGGCCTATAAGAAAGACAAATAAGTAGAGGGGGAGAAATCCCCCTCTTGACTTTATATGGAGCTTATTGTAATATGTGGAGACTATGGGCAAAAGCTCTTGGTGAAAAGCATGGAAAGAATGATAAAGAAGCTGACAAGATCGCTTTGATCCGCACTCTAATTATTCTTTGCTATATAATAACGAATATCTTTATCGTGGCAGGTGTGATAAGGCATTGGTGATGACATATAATTTTGTTGATGGTCCTGTGAAGCCTAAGAAGGCTCTTGTAATTACTCCTACTATTGGTTCAGCTAAGGTAATTAGCGCAATAGCTAGTGTCAAAAATCAAACATATGCTAATGTGGAACATCTGGTTGTCGTAGATGGTCCTGAGCATGAGCATAGATTTGTTCAGAATTTCAATTATGATTACGATTATCTAGATACAATTACTCGCATTACACTTCCATACAATACAGGTCATGGTTCACAAGGTTTTTATGGGCACCGCATCTATGCGGCTTTTGCCCACCTTGTAGACCATGACTATATCTTTTTCCTCGACGATGATAACTGGTATGAACCAGATCATGTTGAGACGCTTGTGAAGGTTCTTGAACAGAACGACTTTGCATATTCTCTACGCAAAATTTTCGATGCTGATCAAAACTATGTTTGTGATGATGATTGTGAAAGTCTTGGTAAATGGCCTATCTTCTTCACGCATGATGATCCTCAATATCTGATCGATACATCAGCCTTTGCTTTTCGCCGTGAATTTCTAATCAAGGCTTCACAATTTTGGCATCATGGTTGGGGTGGTGATCGTCATTTCCTATATGCTGTTAAAGACCATTGTGTGTGGGATACAAATGGTAAGCACACTCTTTGCTATCGCCTTGATGGTAATGATAACTCAGTTAAGGCCGATTTCTTCGAACAAGGTAATGAAATTCAATTTAAACACTATAAAGGGAAACTTCCATGGCTAAAGACCTCGTAATTGGTGCTGTATCAGATTACACCTTTGATAAGATAGAACCTTGGCTCAACTCTTTGCAGAGAACAGGCTATAATGGTAATATCGCTCTTGTTGCTTATAATATGTCAGTCGAAACTGTGAATAAGCTTTCTAACCGTGGTATTCAGTATATCTTCGGTTTTGAGCGAGATGCTGTTGGTAACTTTGTTTATAATAACAAAGCCTTCAGTATCATGATTGAACGATTTATTCATATGTGGTACTTCATCAATAATATGCAGGAAGATACCGACTATGTAATCACTACAGATGTTCGTGATGTGGTATTTCAGACAAATCCTTCTACATGGCTTCGTGGTATGTCTGACAGTAAGAGTGTTTTCGTTGCTACAGAAAACCTTGTATACGAACAGGAACCTTGGGGTAGAAACAATGTTCTCAACTCATTTGGTCAGTTGATTTATGAGCATTTGAAAGATCGACCAATCTATTGTGCTGGTGTTATTGCTGGTCGTAAGCAGGCTATGCTCGACTTGTTTTTGAATGTGTTTCTACTCTCAAAGAGCGCACCTGCACATGTTGTTGGTGGCGGTGGTCCTGATCAAGCCGCTTTAAATATTACCATTGGTCTTGAACAGTTTGCTAAGACTATTGGCTTCATGTGCCCGGAGAATGACTTCGCTCTACATGCTGGTACTACATTAGAGGCTATCAAGTCCGGCTCTGGAGATATTGGCGCTACATACCTCCGTGATCCATCTGTTCTCGAAACATATGCACAGAACCTCTTGTTTGCTGAGCCTATCTTTAAAGATGGTTTAGTCTGCAACAAAGACGGTCAACCATACTGCATAGTTCACCAGTATGATCGTGTTAATTCATGGCGTGATTTGATTGATAGGAAATATAGATGACAATTATTTTTACTGATACTGATTTTATGACCGTCAAAGAGCTTGAGACCGAAACTGGTTGGCCTCTTGAATGGACTTCTACTAAAGGTCTTCTACCATACATTAAGAGAATGAAAGGTGATGTGGTTGGTATTGAGATTGGTACCTGCCGTGCAGAAAGCACCTATCTCATTCTTGATGAATGTCAGAATGTGAAGAAGATTTATACCATCGATCCTTTTGAGTCATATGAAGACTGGTGTGGTGGTATTGACCAAACTACAATGGATCGATTTGAGGCTATCGCCAAAGAAAACCTTGAGAAGTTTGGTGATAGGGTGGAAATAATTAAGAAGACTTCTGTAGATGCTCTTGATATGTTTGATGATGGTAAAGCCGACTTCATATTCATAGATGGAGATCATTCATATGAAGCAACATTTAATGACATTTGCAACTACTATCCTAAACTGCGTTCCGGTGGTTTGTTTTCTGGTCATGATTACAACCTACATGAAGTGAAAAAGGCTGTAGCCGACTTCAGAGAAAAGTTCAAGGTCAGAATACCAATCCAAATGTCCGCTAACAATGTTTGGTTCTGGTATAAGGCATGAGAGACCTAAGGCTAGGTTTTGCCGATACTTTTGATACGGCGAAAAGGTTCTTTACTGAGACCTTGTCACAATACTATAATGTGATTCATGATGATGAATCACCAGATTACCTGATTTTTGGTGACAGAAATTTTGGCGAAACACATTATAGATATACGGAATGTAAGAAAATATTCTACACAGGTGAAAATATCAGACCAAATTATTTCACATATGATCATGCAATCACCTTTGATCATGAGAACTCACCAAAGCATTACAGGCTTCCTTTGTATGTTCTTGAAATGCAGATGATGACATATGAAGGATTGGCTGATGACTATTTGCATTTGGTGAATAGAAAGATAGATGTTGAACAAGAATATGTCAACAAGAAAAGGTTCTGCACCTTTGTTCAGAGCAATCCTACCTGTGAAATGAGAAACAACTTTTTTAAGTTTCTTGATGGTAAGAAGAGAGTTGACTCCGCGGGCCCGCACCTGAACAATACTGGTTTTGTTTTACCTAGAACTGGTATGCACCACAAGATAAATTTCGCAAGAGAAGGTAAATTCAACATTGCTTTCGAAAATGGTGGTCGCAGAGGTTATGCAACCGAAAAGATACTGAATGCCTTCTACTCAAACACTATTCCAATTTATTGGGGTAGTGATAGTATAGGCAGAGAATTTAATACAAAGGC